CGATGACGGATCCGGCCACTGGCCGCTTGGTCACGATGGATTTGGGCGTTGCTGATGTTCACATCGACTCGGCGCTTGCCAACTACGCGGCTGGTTACCAGGGTCAAGACAAGGGTTACATCGCTGATGAAGTAGCTCCCATCCTTCCCGTGGAGAAGAACTCTAACAAGTTCTACACATGGGACAAGAACGACGTGTTCCAGGAAGTGACCTCGCTTGAGGTTGCGGCCGGTGGAGCGATGGCGGAAATCTCGCCCCGTCTGTCCAGCCAGAACTATAACTGCGTCAGCTACGGCATTCAGTCGTTCGTGGCGTCGGAAGTTCAGGCCAACGCGGACTCGGCTCTCAATCCCGAGCGCCAGGCTGTCGTTCGCTGCATGAACGCGATCAAGCTGGCTCGTGAGCGCCGTGTTGCCGCTCTTTTGATGACCCCGGCAAGCTGGACCGGTGGCACGACTGTCGTTACGCTCGGCGCAACTGACAAATGGAACGGTGGCGCAACCTCTGATCCGGTTCGTGTTCTTACCAACGCGATCGAAGCGTCGCTCACTGAGGTGACGGCCGTGGTGATGAGCCAGCGCGTATACGATAACTTCTTCCAGAACGCTCAGGTTCAGAAGTACATCACCTACAAATCGGGTGTGGATCCGATCCCGACCAGCGGGCAGTTCTCGCCGCTTCTTCGCTTGCCTCCGATCGTGATCGGTTCGCGCAAGTCGCTCGGCACCTCTGGTATCGACTACATGTGGGGTAACAACGTTGCTCTCGTGACGGCCGACGCGGGCATCCCAAGCGGTGGCGCATCGATCTCCACCGCACGTACGTTCCGTTGGAACGGTGCGAATGGTGGAGCGAACGACGGTACCATGCAGGGCGGCTTCTTGGTTCGCTCGTACTTCGATCC